TGACATTTTCACGACCTTTTTTCTCAATTAATTTTTTAATTTTGTTTTCTTGATTCTTCCTCATTTGATTAATGTATGGCCTCATGGCTTCTGGGAACGGCAATCCAAGTGCTTCCCAATTCTCCATAAGTGATCCAATATAGCTAATAATAAAGAATAAACAGGCTGTGATTCCAATTTCACGATGACCAAGCGCGCGTGCGTACAGCGCTATAACCATCACCACAGCAACTACTAAGAAATGTCGCAGCAAACCATTAGTGCTTGTCTTGCTATCAAATTTCTTTAGTTTCAAGGCTTTGATGTATCCTGATACGACATCAAAGAATACTAACCAAAGCAGGATTTGAATGTAAGGACTTTTAAATAAAGATTGAAGATGATCATTTAAAATCCTTAGTTCAATGTCGTTCGGCATTATAGTGCCGTGGCCTCAACGTTATCGCTTGACTTTGGCTCTTTAGGTGCTTCCCACTTCCAGATGCCTAGCTTACCATTTTGCTCAAGGCTTGCAAGTTGCTCAAGTGTTTCTCCTTGATAAGTGAACGCTTCATTTACTTGAACCATAACACGTTTACCTTCTTGATATTTTTCAACGTGGTTTGGATTCTCAAGCGTGAAAATTTCTTGTGGTTGGTAAGTCTTACCAGTCTTAGCAGGGTCTACCAATTCAAGCCCACGCTTGAAAACAGTAGGATCTAACGGATTATCAACGTCCGTTACTCGAGCCAATACAGCCCAATCTGCAACGGCTTTAACCTCTGCGATTTTAGCGTCTTTCTCAGCAAGCTTTTCTTCGTAACTTTCAGCTTGCGTACGTAAATCTTCTTGAAGTTTCTTCACTCCATCAGCTGGATTGAACTCAGTAGTCACTTGTCCGATGACTGCCTTAATTAATTCCTCGTCTGATTCGTTCACACGGTCACCGATTAAAACACGGTCAAAAGCCGTATATGGCGCTTCTTGACGAACAGCGACGAATGTACGGTTGTTTTCTTGTAAATACTTGTTGATAATTTTAAATGTCATATATCATTCTTCCTTTTCTTTATCTGATTGTAGTTGTTGGATTTGTTCTTGGGCTTCTTCATATAAAGCCTTGTAATTAGCACATTCAATTGTTTTATTTGCCAATTGAATTGCTAAATCGTTAATAACTTTGTCTTGTGTGTTCATATTTTACCTCCAATTTCCATGATAACCTCGACTGTAATTCCCAGGTACTTCAGCAAGGTTTCTGAAATTATCAAATATATTATCAAGCACTTGTCTCAATGATGATTGTCCTATTGTTATATCTTCAATACCATACATTTGTCCTGTATAAGTATCGATTACAGTTTCTCTCAAGTTTTCTTGGCCGCTCAATCTAAACGTTATTTTGTGACCATACATATTGATGGCCGTTTGAACATTTGTGCCCTCTCTACCATTCCAGATTTGAATACCTGCTGATGTATGGTCAATACCAACGTTCTGGTTTCGATTGCTCATTAGTGCAGTGTACGAACCCTTAACACCGTTAATGATACCCCAATCAAAGGCTAGATACTGCAAAGGTCTGCCAGGGAATCGGTTTCTTATCCCGACTCCATGCCCGTTCATATCAATCCAGCCTGTTTGCAAGTCGAACGTAGTATTTCCGTTGAGCGAGGAAATACGACCCCCTTTGATATTATTCCCCGTGAAATCAACATTCTGTATCTTTGAAATCGTTGCGTTTTTCGCAAACAACTCATCGACAAAAGCTTGTTGAGATACTAGGCGTTGTATGAACGCAGTATCGAATTTAACTTTGTCAGCCGTGACCGAACCAGCGTCTAATGCGTTGGTTGTAATCGCCCCTGCACCTATCTTGCTTGCGGTTATCGCACCGTCCACAATCATATCTGACTTAACTTTAATTTTTGGCGCGATGATGTCAACCCCTCTAGGACTTGTAGAAATGGTTGAGGCTAGTTGTTCCCCTGTTAGAGTAGTTGAGCCAATAACCACGCCCTCTGGAGTAACCTGTACTCTAGCGCTGTTAGAAGCGTTGCGAACTTCCTGTCTGATTTCATTAGCAGTTTGTGCAATCGCACTCTTAACATTCGTATCGAAGAACTGAGTCAATGCACCTTGGTTGCTCTTTTGAATTTTACTCCAAAGCGTACTATTTTGGTCTCTCATTTCCAATTCGATAGAACGTAAATCCTTGAAGAGACCTGACAAAGTCCGTTGCGTAACAGTAGGTTCCACAAAGCTAGTTGGAAAATCCCCTTGCTCCAGCTGAATATCCGTCAACACCGTGTCTCCAGCGCACCCCATGTGATGTAGTTTTAACAGTTCATCTCGTGATTGAGGTTGAAATACTTTATAATATCGGCCATTATGCTCCGAAGCAGGCGCACGAACGTTTTGAATAGTGATGTCCATCTTTAACCTCCGTAAACTTTAATAGGAATCGAACCATAGAAACTTCTGTACCGGTTAAATCCCGTTTTTCGTTCAAATTCTTCAATGGATTCTGTGAAAGTTACATAAGTTTTCCCTTGTTTGTTTTCGATTTTAGAAGCCGAAATTTCTTTTCCGTTTATCTCGACAGTTTTTATCTTGTTTTGTGAAAAATCCTTATTCAGCGTTATTTGTTTATTATCACTATCATAATTTATTGATACGTCACCACTAAATAACAGTCTTATTTTCACCCAAACAAGCCTTGTACCGATATAACGATGAGTAACTTCCTTGTTGCCTATATAAATTCCTTCTCTAGCCATACTACCACCTACTCGTATACATCATAGATAGTGTTACTATCCTTGTTAGGAATTGCGTCATATTGAGATTTTGAACCAGCCCAATACTTCAATGGTTGTCCGCCATTCTGATTGATAATGTTTTGACCAGGCGCACCGTCTGCCCCTCTAGGTCCTGTTGGCCCCGCTGGTCCTTGAGCACCTCTTGCACCGTCTGCTCCTTTAGGGCCAGTTAAACCGATAGGCCCTTGTTCTCCACGAGGCCCAACGTCTCCTTTTTGTCCTGGCGTTCCGTTTTCCCCTCTAGGTCCTGCTGGTCCCATTGGACCTGGAGCGCCTTTTAACGATTCTCTTTGTTGGCTTGTAAGCTCCTCGAATCGCATGACGCCGTCCGCACCTTTTGGGCCCGTTTCGCCACGCTCACCGCGGTCGCCCTTTGGACCAGTTAGATATTGCAAAGCTGAGAATCTGTCACGACCGTTTCCGACCTTTACCTTGCCTGTGTCGCTCTCAACACCTAACTCACCATCAAGCAGAATAAGAGAGCTATTTGCCCAAACGCTCGCTGACATGCGTTTATGTTGTACTCTAATTGGAATTGTTTCTGTCATGCTACACCTCCATCAAAAATAAATGTTGGATTTTCATTCCAACTTCCGTCATATATTGAATTTTGACCGTCCGCAATCGTTTTATAGACTGGTTCAAACTCAATTCGATTGGTTCGATTATCAACCGTCGCAAACTGAACTGCGTTCTGATACCAGTCGCCCGAAAATGCCAAACGATAAGTGCCGTTATAAACCGATAAAACCTGTTCCTCTTTTTGAGTTAAGTCTTTGTCAATTTCTGGCAAGTGTGGATTAGCAGGCTCAAAACGAACATGTCCACCATAGAACGGATTCTTCTTGACTATCACAGTCACGTCCGTTTTTCCGTAAACCGTACATGTTGCGGACCAACTAATAACGTACTGCTTACCTAGCTCAAAGCCTTCTCCATTGTGTCCGACTTCGACATAATCAGTACCATAGGCAATTTTTTTAGCCGTGCTACCGTTGAGGCGGTTTCTGTTGTAAATAGCTGTCCCGTCTCCACCAATTAGACCAGCATTGATTCTTGCGGTCTCGCTTACCTGCTCTAATTTCTTACTTAATTCAGCAATTGAGTCCGCGCCACTCATCAACTCTTCACGGATACGCTTCACGAATTCAGGGCGCTCTTTTTCCATTTCATCATGGATTTTAGCTCCAAACTCTTCGGCTTTGGCCTTGTATTCCTCTATGGCATCTATGATAGCTTTTTCACGTTTGGCGAACTCAGCGTCAAACGCACGGTCTGCATTTGCGATTTCTTTTTTCAAACGTTCATCAAAAATCTGATTCAAATTTCGAGTTTCATTCAAAACGGCATCGTTTACAATCCCACTGATTGCATTCGCCAGACTAGACTGAAATGTCCCAAAACCAATTGATTTCAGACGTTTAGCCATTGGAGAGTAAGTATATTTCGTAATTTTCTTACGAACATCAAAATCGTACTCTTCGTGATAGATACTGACCACATCGAACATCCGAACTGCAACATCGCTCTGACCGACAACCGATATTTCAAGGTTATCTTCTAGCATGTCACACATGCTTGCCCGAAAATACTGCTTACCGTATTCAATCAAGCTATCTCTGTCTTTGACGTTCTGATCATTGACTTCAACAACTGCTTCATAGATTTGGTTGTATTTTCCAAGTAATGGGCTATCAATCACTACCACATAATCAACGTCAGGCGCCTTTTCTCCCTCACCTTTAACAGTTGTTTTAAAGGTTATCCGAGTTTTTAAAGACTTGGTTGAGGTCTTATGTTGGTAGCTAGACAGGTTCTTTTTGTACATAAAAAGCGATTCGTTTTCCGAACCGCCATTTTTTAGTAATCGTACTTGATACCCATGTCTGACTAAATCACCACCCCACTGACCAAGAATAGAATGTTTATCCTTGGTCAATGCTTCCATAGCGTTCTTAGTATCAGTGTTGAAGGTGTGTCTATCTTCAATGTCAGAGACAAATGAGAATGGATTGTCACGAGTAATGCTTCCAGCAAATTGACTTAAAGCAGTCGAACCAGTCACTCTATCCAAAGAGATAGAATTGACCACATAGTTATTCAAGAGAGTGAATACTTGGTTAGCATAGACCTGAATATAGCCATGCTTCTTCTCAACCTCAAAAATATAAAAATCTTGCTCACCATGTAGGTCGTCTGCAGTCAAAAAAGTTTCCTCTTTTAGCAATTCCCACTTGGGGTCTGATGTAGGAAATCGAAACGTTAATTGATAAGTATTGTTCCGTTCTTGGACGATTTCGTCATTGTAAGCCTCGTTTAAAGGCGTATTGCCGTCTGTAAGATAAATCATAAGATATACCTCCAATTCGGGCGAACTGTGACCTTACGAACTGCACCAGTAAAGACCAGACCGTTATTACCAACTGCCAATTCAAAGAAGCCTCCACGCTTACGTAGAGTGTTTTGAACCGCGCCTTCTGCATTGTAGATATTCTGCTTCTTATGCCTACAATCAATGGTCACTTTTTGTCTAATGGTCAAGTGCATGGTTGTCCGTCCGATAGTCAAAGAAATATCTCCATCTCCCTCAATTTCAATCACAGGCTCACTATAGACAGAGCCTGGATTGTTGATATTGCCACTTGCAGTGAAGACCAAAGGGACAACATCTTTCTGATAGCGGAAAGGTTGCATACTCAACTTAATTTCTAATTTCCATACATGCATACCTTGTGGCATGTATTTTGCACTGACAAAATCAGCATAAAACAAAGAGCCTAGTTGGTAGCTAAACTCTAGCGTATTATCATTTGGTTGAAATCTCTCAACGATTTTAGACGGATCTACCGTCCTTGGAAGGTAAAATACAAAAGTCCTCTCGTAACTTTCATAAGCACCGTCCAAGACGCGGTAATCCCCGTTGACCCCAAAAAGGGTAGCTGTTTCTGAAACTTTAGGTTTAGCAGCCTCCACCTCGCCAAAATCAGTCACCACACAGTTAGGAATGGTTGAAGTGTTGAAACCATTGATAATCATGTATTCCATTAAATTCCCTCCCTAGCATAAATTGCACCTTGGCGCTGGTAGACGCTCATTGAAATTTTATCAGCGTCCAGATAAGTATCTGACGGCTTTTCAAGGATAGCAGTAAGGATTCTCTCCATACTCGCTCTCAGATTCGCTATCTCAGACACGGTTTTACTCTCATGGGCCTCAAATTGGGTTGACGGCATAGCCAATTGTGCCTCAAAGGTTTTAGTAAGGGATACAGAGGAATTCAAATCAAGGTTGCCTTCTGAAAATACATCTGAAATTTCATCACCCATTCCTCCGACCGTTTGTTTTACATCCTTAAATTGGTCTTGTAATCCTTGATTTAACCCGTCCATGATAGCATTACCGGCTGGAATTAATAACTTTCTATCGTACTCGATTGGCCCTTTGTGGTCTCGAATCCAGTTTGCAATGCTTCCTACGAAGTTTGTTACAGCGCTCCAGGCTGATTTTAACCCACCGAGGAAGCCATCCATGATAGCTTTCCCAGCTCCTACTAAGTCGATGTGCCATAATCCGTCGAAGATTCCAGTAATTCCAGAAACTAAGCTATCAACAGCATTAGACATAGCGTCCCAAGCGGCTTGCGCTCCAGAAACTAATCCGTCGATGATTCCTTGAACTCCAGAAACTAATCCATTCCAACCTGCAATAGCTGCACCAGAAATAGCGTCCCATAGTCCGCTCAAGAATTCGGCCATTCCATTAAATGTGGCTTGGACACCTCCTACAATTGCGTCGACTGCCCCTGAGAACACCGACTTAATACCTTCCCACATCATTGATATTCCATTCGAAATTCCATCCCAAATAGCACCTAAATCCGTTCCTAATTGCCCGAAATTAAGTGTTACTAAATCAATGATAATTAGGATTGCTCCCAGGAATACTGATTTGATAACTTCCCATACTCCAGTTAAGTATGTAACATATCCATCAAATATTTGAGAGATTCCTGAACTCATTCCGTTCCATAGACCCATGAATGCGTCGATAAATGGTTGAACAACCGCCATAATTGCGCCAGTGATAGCACTCCAAATAGCCGTTGCGACACTTACAATACCTTCCCAAATGGCTGTCGCTGTTTGAGCGATATTATTCCAAGTATCAATTAAGAAACTTGAAATAGAAGTCCATGCGCTAGATAGGAATTCTGTAAAACCTTGCCAAATGGCCTTTCCTGTCTCTGTCTGAGTAAAGAACCAGGTTAATGCAGCTACTACAGCAGTAACCCCTACAATCAAGGCTGTAAATGGATTCGCGGAAACAATCGCGTTAAATACAACCATTGCACCTTTAGCAGCAGTTAACCCTGCTTTGAAATTATCAATTGCGCTCTTAACAGTGTCTACAACTTTTAAAGCAACAAAGCCTGCTGTTAATCCTGCTAACACTGATGTTACAGCATCAACTGCTGCAGGGGTTTGGTTAATCCAATCTACAAACTGCTTAATCCAGTCAGTTACTGTGCTAATAGCCCCAGTAATGCCTTCAAATGCTGTCCCTAACTCTCCTACATCTCCACTTATTCCAAGAATGTCTTTTAATTTATCTATAAAGCCTCCAAACAAGTCACCAATACCGCCGACTGCACCCTTAATATTTTGGAATGCTGTAGATAGGTTATTGATAATCGTTTGTGTGGTAGATTCACCGAAGATAGCTGTTAATCCTTCTTTGATGGCGAATCCTAGCACTTCAGGAATGGCTTTAACCGCATTTTTAAGCATTGGTATGAAGTTGCCAAATACAAATGTTTTTACCGTTTCTTTTAACGCTTCGAGCGATGGTGTTAAATCCTCTCCAAGGGCCATATTCCCAAGTACGTTTTGTGCTGCAGCCTTCATGGATGCAAATGATCCAGAGAAAGTAGTTGAAGCTTCCTTAGCTGTCGTTCCTGTGATATCTAGCTTGCCCTGTATTGCGTGAATTGCTTGATATACATCAGATAAGTTGTTGATATCATATTTAACTCCAGTTAACTTCTGAGCGTCAGTAAGAAGCCGTTGCATTTCTTCCTTAGTACCACCGTAACCAAGTTTTAAGTTGTCTAACATCGTATAATTTTGTTTAGCAAAACCTTGATATGCAAATTGGATACTTTCCATCGATGTACCCATCTTGTTAGCATTATCTGACATATCAATCATTGCCATGTTTGCTATCTCTGCAGCTTTATCAGTGTCTCCACCGAGTGACTGTAAAAGACTTGCACTAAATCCTGTTACAGATTCCATATACGCGTTAGCAGACAACCCTGATGTTTTATACGCTTCTTTAGCGTATCCTTTAACGATATCGGCACTGCCTTTGAATAGCGTTTCAATACCACCGAGTGATTGCTGGAGTGCTGCACCTTCGTTTAATGAAGAAGATAAGGTGTCCTTAAGAACTTTACCAATACCAATTGCAGCAATCATCTTAGTGACTGTACCAGCAAAGCTTTTCATAAAGCCTTGTCCAGCTTTATCTCCGGCACCAACTACTTCGGCTCCCATAGTCTTCTCAATCATGCCTTTGATTCCGTCAGCCGATGGGATTATCTGAACATAAGCAGTACCTAATTCTGTTGCCATTAAGTTCCCTCCTTCCCTAACAATCTATTTCTTTCTCTTAAGAACTCCTCGCCAGAACTAAATGTCTGAGTATCTGACTCTGATTTGCGCTCATCTATACCTAGTAATTTTTCTAGAATCGATTGAGGCACATTAGTACCTTTTGAACCGTCTTTCGTCTTCTGCCATGCTAGTATGCTTAATCTATCCACGGCACAAGCTAGTAACGACTCTTCTAACGTGATTCTATTACCAGACATGATCATCTTAATTCTTGAGTTTTGTCTTAACCCTAAAGAAAAAACGGCCACCTTTAAAACCGGTAGCCGTCGATAGTCATAGATATGATAAGTTTCTGCTAAATCGCAAATTAAAGCATCTTCATCAGTCACAATCATTCTTGCAAGGGCCATTATTTTTTTAAAGCTTTAGCCTGTGTGAAAATCTCAGTAATTTCATCATTCATTTTCTGAATAGATACACATCCATTTTCATCTCGTACATGATCTTTTAATGCAGCCGCTGCATCAGGGCCTAGAACTTTTCGAACGACCTTAGAAATTAGAAGAGGATTTTCTTCTAATTCTACAAGTAGTTCTAATAGCTCATAGTCATCGTTAATTGTGCTTTCATTGATTTGGAATTTAAATCCGGAAGATGTTTTCCCTTTAATCATAATTAACCTACTTTCTTAATGTATTCGTAATGAGTGGCTCCATCGCCATCTGGGAACGCTGATAAGGTAGTTTCATAACCGATGTTTTCTCCACTAGCATACTTAACGTCACCCACTTCTGATACTTTAGCAAGTGGAAGTACCATACGTTTAATAATTCCTGACTTTAGAACCATGTCCACTACAAATGATTTTTCTTCGTAATCTTCAGCTTTAGCTTTAACAGTGATTCCTGTTTCTAAAGTTCCAGTTACGTTCTTTTCACCGTAAATTAATTTCAATACGTGTAAGTTTAATGCTTCAATCAAAGTGAACTTAAATTTGTCCTCTTTTTCTTTCAACGTTGTATTTACGATTGAACCACCCCATTCCTTAGTATTCTCAGACGATGCACTGTTAGCATTTTCTAACCCATCTTCAGATACGAAACCTAAGTTTTGGAATGCAGCATCTAACGCTGTTTCTGCGTCAGTAGGTAAATCTGTACCTTTTGGTGCCATGTAAATAGCTCCACCAATCTTAGGCTTAGCTGCGGTTACGTTACTCGCGTTGTTTTTATCTGCCATATTTTTCCCTCATTTCTAATAATGTCTGATATCAAATACTGCTTGATATCTGTATTTTTTTGATTCTGTATCTGTATAGTTGTAATCGCTATTTAAACTAACATCAGATACGTCGTTTAATTCGACTAACTGTTCAACTACTTCTTTTACATTTTCGTTCAACAAAGAAGCCTCGTACATCGACTTCCCATAAGATTGGAAAGCAAATGTAGAGGCTAATAATTTATTTCGCTTAGAGCTACCTGTTTTTTGAATTAATACAAATTTATCTGGCATCTTAGGTGCAAGCTCGAATACAACTGGGCATTCCAACTTGCTCATCATGAATTTTCTAATTTCAATCTCTATCAACCTCTCACCGCCTTCAATAATGTATTGTGTTTCTTATTATCCTTTTTAGCTTTAGCTGTAGCAGCTTTAACTCGTCCTGTAGCACGTTTCTGACCGATTTGAGTGTCTGCCTCATATCCAGTTCCTGCTCGACTAGCAATCTCGTTTGCACGCTCGCTAATCATATTTTTTACAGGTTCGGATTTTAAGAACTCACCAACACCTTTAGTGTTTAGCTTGAATTTAAATGAGCTACTCATATCTTTCCACCGTCACTTTCTTGTGCCAGGCAGTTGGTACCATGGATTCAATTCCTTCAACAACTGGTCCGAATGTCCGGAATGTTTTCCCAAAGAATTTAACTTCCCTATCTTCCCAGTTATGCGTATCGCCTTTAGGAATACCGAGCGTATATACTGCTTTTTTTCCATACAATTGAACCTGGTTAATAACATCCGTAGCCTCAGTAGGAGATGCTAGGACATTCTCTACTTGGATTTCTACATCATCGTAAGTTGCAGCACCCATCTCGTCCTCACCAGTTTTAACACGATCTACTAATGTGACAGTAATTCCTTTAATCATAGAATTCTATCACTCCAATCCGTTGCTTAGTGAAGCCTAATCGTTTCAATTCTGCATTTTTGATGAAGATACCACCACCAGGAACGAGATACGAGCCACTAACTGAATAGCCTAGAGCGCTTTGACTAAATTGAGTCATCGGCTCTTGTTCTGTAGAAGTCATTAATGTACGAGCTACAATATCAACTACAACAGATTTAACTACGTTCTCATAACTAGAACGTTCTACAACCATATTGTCTAAGTCTTTTCCATAGCGACGAGCCTCTTCCCTCAGCATGTCAGATACAGTGGCAAGAAGTGCATTCGCTCTATCAATCTCAGACGGTTGCAGTCGTTTCCATAGTCGCTGTAAATCGTCTAAAGTCGCAAATGAGTCCATTATTCATCATCCTTTGCTTCTTTCTTCGCTTTAGCTTTAGTTTTCTTTTCTTCCACTGGTTCCCATGAGCCAGACAGCACGCTATCTGACTCAACGATTACACCAGTATCCACATTTCTATACTTCATAAGCACGACCTACGCTTTAACACGAGCGAATGCTTTTTCGTCTAGGATTCCCCATCCGATATACGCTTCTGCGCGTAAGCAGATTTCGTTGTGTGCTTTCAAGTCACGACCTGCACCGTCTGGATCACCATATTGGATAATTTCCATAGGAATGTTGTCAGCGTAACCCCATTTGAAACGGTTTTCGAAGTCGCCAACGATTGCGTGGTCTGCCTCAGCAGTTCCACCAGTCACTGTTAAGTTTTTGCTCATGTCAGAAGCCATTCCATAGAATGATTTAGGATTTTGACCAAAGCGGAATTCAGGGTATTGAACAACACCATTAACTTTGATTTTAGCTAATGCTTGTCCACCTGTTGGAGATAAAGCAATACCTGTAACATCACCGCCGTTAGCTACTACTGTTTGAACTGCAGCGTCGATGTTATCATCGAAAGTTCCTTCAGCGTAAGTAACTACGTTGCTCTTAACTAATCCATCGAATGAGTTTGCGTCGCGGAAAGTTGCGTCTGTCATTGTTTTAGGTTCTAATCCGTGAATTGCTGCAATATCGAATGCTTGAGCAATTTTCTTAGCAAATCCGTCAGTGAATGCTGATAAGAAATCAACTTGTTTCTCTTCAGAAGCACGTAAGAATTCGTCTGTAATACGAGCTTGATAAACGAATTTCAAAGGTTTGATGATTACAGATTCAAGTTTTGCCTCTCCAGCTTCTTTCTTCTTACCTTCACCTACAATTTGAGCGTTACCTTCTAAGTTGAATACCATTTGCTCAGTTCCATTAAATGGAATTGGTTTTTGTTGAGATAACGATGCTAAGACTGATTTGCCTTGCACTTTAGAAAATAGATCTTTAATTAATTCTGGTTTGAAAAATGTTCCTGTTTGTAATGTTGGCATATATTTTCCTCTTTTCTTTTGATTATTGATTTAATTCTTGTAACATTTGTCGCATTGCTGTTGTTCTACCATCGCCTACGACTGGTTCAACATCTTTCAATGGAGCGACTGGTTTTGGTTTGATAAATGCAGATAAACGTTCCGCATCGGCTTGCAAGCTCTCTTCGTCGCTACCTTGTAATCTGTCTACCAACTCATACGGAAGACCGTTGCGCAATGCAATTTGAGTACGAAGCTGTGTTCCTTTGAATTTCTCAACAACTTGGTTAACTTCTGCTAGTTCAGACTCTTTAGCGCTAATAAATTCGTCTTTCTCAGCTAGTAGTTTGCTGTTGCTGTCGATTGTTGCTAGTAACTCAGCGTTCGTTGTTTCCAATTCCTTCACACGAGATTCTAGTTTCTCTAATCCGGCATACTTCTCTTTCTGACGAGCGAGTCGTTCACCAATGATTCGGTCTAGTTCTTCTTGTGTTTCAATCGTTTTAAATTCAGGCATGTTACTGCCTCCTTTCTCCGCGTTAACCTGCGCGTACAGTATTTTTTTATTAAAAAAAGCCACTACATAAGCAGTGACCTTTAGTTTAATAACTGATTTTTTGTTTTTTCTTTGGCTTAGATGTCGCACAAAGCCAATGTGCTAACAATGCGCTGTCCATAAGACTGATATCTACATCATCAAAGTGTGAACGATATCCAAATCCACCGTTTGAACCAATGTTCCGTTTGTCACAGTTAGTTACAACCTTAGATAATGACGGTTGCCCTGAGTGACAAATGGTCTTCTGATACACGCCTTGCTCAAACATAGCGTTTGCTACGATGATTTCTTTAACAGTAGGCAGCACTACATTCCTTATTCGGAACTCTCTCAATTCATCATCAAGAACTTTCTGTCCACTAGCACCATCTATAGCGATTTGAGACGGTTTAGCTTTCCTTAAGAAATCAACTATCCATCCATTACCATTTCGAACAGATTGACAATCGACAGTTTCAACGAAGATATCATCAAAATCTGTCCTAATAGCAATACTTAAAGCTACGTTAGTACCATCTTGCCCGTACTTAATTCCAACGAACATAGGGCCTTTGAATTTAGGTACTTCATCAAGTCTAAGTGCCTCCCACTCAGCTTCTGAGATTGCTGATTTTTGATTGTATGTAGGCCAGAACCCAAGACGCTGTATGTTGTGGTCTAGCTTATCGTCACCTAGTTCGGCTTCAATCTTACGTTCGTCTAAGTGGTAACCCATTGAAGGATTAGAATTGTACCAAGCTTCAATGTCTGATATCTCTTTCTCAGTAGACACAGACCATTCTGCCCATCCGGAATACTTACCACGACCAAATAGACACGTTTCACGGAATTTGCTGAACACAGTACCGCTTGAGACGGGGGTTGGAGGAGTTCCACACATTACAGTGATTGGATTATCACTGTCAGTAACCGTATATTTCAACGCTGACTCCTGCTCAGTTGTATATTCTTGAGCCTCGTCTATGATCATGATGTCGAATCCTTCACCAAGTCCACCGTTCGATGTACGAGTTCTAAACTGCAGCACTCCTTCTGTATTAGTTAGAGCGATTCGTTCTTGACCTTTGGCGCGAATAGATGTGAAGTCTTCACCATCCACGTATCCCATCTTTTCTAAATACCGTTTTACCTTCTCAAAAGAAGAGTGTGAGGTACTAATTCGATGAGCCGTGTGTAATATGTTCAAGCCTTGATGTAATCCCCAAAGTTCAAGCATATAAAGAAGTTCGGATTTCCCATTCCGTCGAGGAATCGAATATCCGAACTTCTGATGAACCCATAGCCCTTTTTTATCAACAGCCATCATAGCCTCTAGTAATTTCTTTTGCCAAATATAGCTGCTTAATCCTGTTTTCTCATAGATTTCTATAGCTTCCTTGCTGAGAGACCTTTTCTTAACATAAGGCAGGATGACTGATTGCGTAGGAAGCTGATTTCCGTATTTCTTTCTAGCCATTCCAACATCCTCTCTATTTTGAAGTCTTCTTACTCTTAGCAGCTTTAACTTTATCTTTTAGATCATGATATTCTTGACCTCTCTCATTCTTTATTCTGACGAATTCTTGTAATGATACGTTAGTGTTGGCTCTTCCAAGTGACTTAACTATATCCTTATACTCTCGATTGTCTTCAGAAGCTAGATTGTCAGAAATATCATGTTTTCGTTGCTTATTATAATCCGCTCTAGAAACGGACTCATTACTCCATTTTTTAGACCAGGCATTTTGTTGTTTGCCATCTCCTGGGTGATAATCTACTGTACAAGTACATCTATCATGCCTTCTAAACACATCCCTGTTTACTCCAGGATATGTATAAACACCAGCAATCTTACTACACCACTCACAGCAGTTACCGTCAGTTGTACGAACAATCTTCGGCTTTAATCCCGATTTAAAATGAAAATCTGCATTTACTTTGATATGATTATCAACGATGTTTTGGTTGAAGTTAACAATAGGCTCTTTTAGAATCCATGATACATCGTCAAACTTCTCTTCGTATGATAATCGATTAACTAATCCATCAATTCTTTCTTGATTGATTGGAGCCTGGATTGATTTCAATCCAATTCCAGCCTCCTTGTTTAAAATCTCTTGTACCTGCTTAGTGTATGCACTTACCATCTTATGGTTAGTACCCAGAGTTTCGTTCAAAATACGACTAGCAATGTTAAAGTGCATCTTTCCATCAGGAAGAATCGAACCACTAATATTCATTTGAAGTGCATCGGATAGAATTTGCCCTAATTTAGTCGCAAATTCGTGAGCGTCGATAAAATTAGCTTTACCACTTTTAACAAGAATTAGTAATCTCTCTAATTCAGCGCTCTTTTCAGCCTTGCTAAAGAAATCTGCTTTAATTTTCTCAAGAAGTTCAGGTACAATGTCGTATTCATACGCAATATCATAATTATTCATTGTCTTTACCTTCAACCTTAGTGTTGTTCAACATGAATTCAGCTTCTTTTTCACTCATTCCTGTTGAAGCGAGCAATGCTATACCATTTTCTTTTGAAAGTACACCTTTCTGGTAATTGCTTAATAGTGAAGTTATTTCGTAAGTTGAAATAATCCTATTCTTTTGCTTGTCAGAAGAGTCATCAGTAACTTTCACTTTTTGCTCTTGTGCTTCTTGAACGGGTTTTGCTTCCATATTTCCTTCTATACCAGTTAAATCTCGAATTGTTTCTGCTGTGATATATCCTGGTAGAACCTGGTTTACTTTAATTGCACCGTCACCGAGCATGGTTAATGTAGATGCGTCTGCTTCGAATAATGGCTCCCATTTAACTTTTACTTTTGTAAATTCCTTTCTCATGTATCTGAAATCATCACGCAAGCAAACCGCTACATAAGCTACATTTCGCAAGCCAGACCCAATAGAGCGATGTGCAGCCTTTCCAGAGAGCCTTAAGTTCTCATGACTTGCTTTAATTGCCTCAACACTCGATGGATTATCAGAAGGAAAACCTAAATCATCCATGGTTAATCCTGTTTCACCAGCAAATCCAGAAGCCGCCATTTTAAGTTGTTCAACAAACGGAGTCATACTTGCAGTTGTAAATTGCCCAACAGACGGTTTATCACCATCATCGTCCTTTGTGAACATAATAAAGCTTGAAATAGTTGCTTTTATGCTTTCTACCGATTCTGCGTCTTGGCTAACCCCTAGAGCAAATTTTTGAGGGAATGAGTAAAATTCAGCAGTAATCTCTGAACGCTCAATTGTTCTCTGAGCTGTTTTTTGATAAGAAATTCCAGATTTAGTAATGCGTGAGCGCCCAAACGGTCTTTTTGCATCAGGTTTATGGATAATAGGCACTAACAATGGAATTCCTGTTGGATTTTCGATTGAGTACGGCTCTTCCCCTTTTGGATAAAATATTGTTTCGTTTGGAGTGAAATACGCTTCTAGCAGTGGATTCTCATAATCATCTCGTTTGAGTACTGCATAGCCTTCAGTTAATAAATTAGTAATTGGATCTATAATCCCAGTTGCATTGCTTGCCTCAATTACTTGTAATCTAGGCATTCCCTCTTCATCTTTAGAAACGTAGATAAAGCAGCATGAACCAATCAATGCTGATAAAATAGCTGAATCAAAGAAGATATCCGGATTGTTGTACTGGAATATTTCATCGATGTTGAAATTGTCGTTCGCGAATTCTCTGAAAATCAATCTGTCAGCTAAGCTGTCTACAGCTTTTGTTGTCCATCCTAGTACAGCCTTATATTTATCCCTAATTTGAGCAGGAATAGTAATTCCGTCTGTATTATCAATTTTTTCCATAGAATAGTACTCATATCGCATTTGAACTCCAGTGCGATATCCGTCTAACTTCCTACGGAGATATGCTTTGCCTTTCAATTCCATTTTTATTCTCCTTTTTTGAGTTTTGGCGCGAGAAAATATGTACAATACTGCCTGGGAGGTCGGCCAAGCCAAAGGGTAGGTTCCCCTCCCCCCTATCACTCAGAGGCCTATCACTCAGGTTGGTAATTTGCCCAATCTCTTGTTTGTGGCAAGTTGCGGTTCCCGAGGACTTGTTTTACTTCACGCGCTTGATTAAATAATTTATCTGATTTTTGCCTATTGCACGTCCAGTGGGCGAGCTGTAGGTTCTCGATGTCGCTTGGATGTCCACCTTTGTTGATTGGAACAATGTGATCTATTACTGGCGACAGTGGATGTGGATACTTAAGCTTGAAGTCTACAGGCTTGCCACAAATTCCACAGACGTTCTGTGTCTTGAATATCTTCTTCTTATTCTTTTCGAAAGCTACTCGATGTGGTCCAATCCTATCTGGTCTTACCATTTCAATTCATCCTTTATTTAAATTTTATGCAGCAGGGTCATTTTAACCCTACCGGGTTTAATTGCATGGGGGTGTTTTTATTATCGTACCGCCATTTCTAAAGGGGTGGGGGTATTAAATATTCAAGGGTACCGGGGTATTCTTGAATTTATCATATCTTATATTGTGTTAAATTCGAGCAATGCTCGAAACTATTGATTTAATAATGTTTATTTAACTTTTCTTTTTTGAATTTACAAATTCTCAATATGTTAAATTAAACCGTTCTATAAGTAGAAATCGTCCATTGATTTATCCTGCTGGTCTTGTTGGATTCCGATATATCGAAGTGTAATATCCGGACTTGCATGGTTAAATAGGACCATCAACATGGCTACGTCTTTATTGTTCTTGTAATGATGATAGCCGAATGTTTTCCGCATCGTATGTGTCCCAACGTTCTCAATCCCAATATCCTCTGCTGCAGCTTTAAGAATGTAATAAGCAGCCTCACGAGTGATGGCTTTGTTCTTCCCTTTTCTGCTTTTGAATAGATAATCATGAGGGTTCATATCTTTGATGTACTCTTGTACTTCCTTACGGAAAGACCTGTTCATCTTTCTTTTGAGAATCTTACCTGTCTTTAATTCTCTGATGTTCACATACTGTCCTTGAACATCTTTAGCTTTTAATTTGATAATGTCACTGATTCTTAATCCAAGATTAATCCCAAATACGAACAGCATGTAATTACGTTCGTTCCATTCTTTTAGATAATCTTTCATAGCCTGGATGTCATCAGGATCGCGAATAGGTTCTACGAAGTTCATACTGTTTCCTTTCTTAAAAACTAAAGAGCGTACTCATCAGCACGCTCTTTGACAGTTTTGTTGGTTTATTGGGGAATTACCGTGAGTGGAGTCGAACCACTCTACATCCAACACGGCACTGTTAGCAGTCGTCCATGCTGCTAACTTGGATACACCTTTTTCAGGACTGGCTTTTTAAAGATGTTTCCGCATCTCTATCCTTGTATCTATACGATACCACAGTACATATTATAAAATAATTCCCTTAAATTGTTTTACAAACTTTTTTCGTCATATTCTACAACAAATGGAACTACTCTTCGTCTTCATCGTCTGTTGTACCATCATGATATACATCTACACCCAGCGCATAAGCTAGTTGTTTAATACCTTCCATTCGTATATCGCGAATAGTGAATTCACTGTAGTTCATTTCACTTCCAATTAACACATCACTTTGTTCCTTGATTAATGATCTGTAAATTACTATTCGGTTAACTGATGGGATACTGTTTAATGCTGCGTTAACACGTTCAACATAATCTTTGAATTTCTTTCCTACAGTATCGCCCCACAGTGCAGCATCTTCTGTTGATGAATGGAACTCATTAGTAAATGAAGGTGGGATAATCGTATACTGAGGAGTGATGCGAGGCTCACTCTTCAGATACAACTTGTTTAATGCGTTTTTGTATCTACCTATAACTTTCATTACCTCTCGCTTGGTAGCTTTGTAGTTAAGTTCCGGATAGTCAAATAGATGAATACTTTCCAAATACTTGCACCTCGATTCATTAGAATGGCAAGTCATCGTCTGATACTCCATTGAATGGACTTTCTTCGATTGGTTGAGCTTCATTGTTTCTAGATTCTGTTACTTTCTTTGATTCTAGTAATGAAAAGTTCTCAACAACTACTTCTGTAATGTATCTCTTAATGCCGTCTTTCTCATAGCTTCGTGTTTGAATTCGTCCTTCGATTCCAACTAACGAACCTTTATTTGTGAACTTGATAAAGTTTTCTGCAGCAGTAGACCACATCAAGCAACTAATGAAATCTGATTCGTATTCACCGTTTTGGTTTTTGAATTTCTTTTGTACTGCTACACTGAACTGTGTGTACTTAGTACCGTTTGTTGTAAATTTTAATTCCGGTCTTTTTGTCAATCTGCCTACTAACACAACGTTATTGATCATTTATTTACCTCCAAATATTTTTCGTGAGCTTTCAAATCGCCTTTTAAAATTCGACTTACTCGTTTAAATTCTTTGATTGCTTGAGACCTCATAGGTTTAATTCCATCCTTACGTGCCTCGTCTGTTTCTGGAATGTAATATCCAGTTCTACCGTTTCGTTCTCCGATAATCACAATTCCGTATCGATTAACTAACGTATCAATTACTTTCTTAACTCTACGTTCCGATAGTTTAGTAATGCTTGAAATATCCACTCGGTTAATTCGTCGAGTATCGCTTATTGGAATCAGTCTTAATACCATTCGTTCTTCTGGACTCATTCTTTCCATTATCCAAGCTCCTTTAATTCTAGTAATCTATCTAAGTTGTAACCTACCCAGGCATTATCGAAATTTTTATCTAACGTAACAACTGGCATACTTTTGAATCCAAGTGATCTAATCTCTTCTAACGCTTCCGGATGTTCAATTACATCCACTGTATCGTATGGAATTTTATTTTGATCTAGCCAAATTTTAGTCATCTCACATTGGATGCAATTTGGTTTAGAATAAACTGTAATCATTTACTATCCTCCTTATCGATTGATAAACCTAACACATCTTTAGTGTTAAAAGTCTCTTTTTTCTTAAACATAATAAATTGCACTCCTTTTTGTTTCTGAAAACTCAAAAAGCATTTGCCCTGATTCGCTAGTGTCATATCCGTATGTTTTATCATACGATGAATGCTTACTAGGACTTTGTAATTGATACCAAGTTAACCCTGCAAACGATAGTGATTTCTCATGATGAAAGTGCCCAGTAATGAGATACCGTGATTTACTTTCTCCCCATTCCTTTCCAAAATGCGCTACCATGATTTCAACTAGCTTGTTTGCACTTTTCACTTTATCTCCGTGATGCATGAAGATGGAATGGTTCCCTAACCACGCATGCTTAAATTCGTCCAGTGAGGTATCAAACTCAATCTGTGGATATAAGCGTTCTAAACCGTTAATAAACATGTAGTCAGTAGATGGTGCATGATTGCCTTTTAGATACACGACTTTTACGTTTGGACTGTTTTCTAACGCTAGTTCTAACAATGGTAATAAGAATCGATAACCTGCCTGAACACCGTCTCGAAAATCCACTTCATCAATACGTGTACCTTTTTCAGTAGTGTTCAGAAAATTATCCACATGGAAGTAATCTCCATGTAATGTGAATAAGATTTCTTCATACTGGTTAATAATCTTATCTGCAATCTCCCGTCTTAATCCTTCATAGTCTTTATCTGTGTTTAAACCGAAGTGCATATCCGCTAGTGGGATTAATAAATAATATTTTGGTAATTCTTCACACGATAGCTCTATTCTTCGTGGCTCGATATCTTCAAAAAATTGTTTTATTTCTTCTAGCGTGATTGCTGCTTGATTCTTAGGGACTACAACGATTTTAGACTGGTAATTATAATACGTTTCTCCATTTGTTGGAGTAGTCCATTCGTTAGATGTAGCTGATTTTAATGTGACTTCTTTAGGGTCGAATCCGTGTAACTCAATTAGTTCTTCATTCGTGAATACTTTCTTAATTTTCTGTCTTACTCGAATCTGTGAACCGATTGAACCGTCATCGTTATAATCTTTCTGTTGGAAGTCTTCTTGCGTGTGATTTCTAGCAACGGTTTGCCCTTTCTGTGCTACCACCATCTCTTTATATCGCTGTGTGTGTCGCACCTTTCCTCGTACAGAATCCATACTTGGATAACCTAACCGATTAGCAATCTGTATCCACGAGTATCCTTCTTCTTTCAAGTCTAGAATACGGTCTTGTTCCTCTTTCAATGTATCACTCCCTAATTAACTTTCAATCAACCACTCTATGTTCTTTCTAGCTTTCTTTAAGTCTTCGACTCCATTTTTTTCAGCATATCTTAATAAGTATTCCACAGCGCTACACCATCTATGAGCTTCCATGCCTTTTTTATTTTTAACAAAATTTTCAAGTACTTCTTTCACTTCTAATCCTTTTTCACCTACATAGTGACTAGGCTTATTTACTGCTTCTTTTATTCGAGCATTTTCTTGTAAATTCATCTTTACCCCTCCGCAAACAGTTTTTGAATTTCATCACCAAACAATTCAATAGCACGTTCGGCATCTTTTTCGTTTTTGAAATAGCCAAAAGTGGCAATCCTGTTGGCGTAATTCACTGAATCAAGTACTACTTTTGAATCGATAATTTCTAGATAATGTTTAGATTTAAAACTGTCTGACCAATCAGCCTTCCAATCCCCGTTGCATTCATCCTTAAACGCTCTAAATCGTGTAAGCAGTTTTCTGCGTTTTGATTCTAGTTCTGCTGCTTCTTTTGTTGGAAATACGTTACCAGCAATAAGTCTCTCCTTATCCATTTCACAGTTAATCCATTTGTCAGGTTTGATATCTCCGTCACTTAAAATGAACCAATATCCATCCGTAAGCTTATACTGGTATTTCATCTCCCACCCGTTTTCCATTCGTTCGATTTCTGCTTTCATTTCTTTTAGCTTTGCTTCCATGTCTATTGTTTGTTGTTTTAGTGCTTTTAGGTTTGTCATTGTGCATTCTCCTCTCAAAAAGTTTTGAGCGCTGTTTCGAAACCTAGCAAGAAAGCGAATCGTTCATTATAGCTCATCTCTTCTAGCTGACCATAGTTGATATCTTCCTGGAACTGTTTCAACGCTCTGTCATACATTGACATATCTTTGTATTTACAATGTGCTACAAGCAAGTAATGTACATCGTCTTTTAATTTATCAAGTGGTGTTTTCTCTTTCATTATTAATCCTCTAACCTTTCAATTAACAAGTCCAAATGTTCTTTTTCTTTTTTTAATTGAATCATTTAAATTCATTTAATTCCGGCTCCTTCAAAATAATCTTCTAATCTATCCATGATTTTCTTTCTAGTCTGCCATCCGATTTCATACGGATTTCTTAAAAACACATTTAATGTGACTGTTCTTACTTGCAGAATGTCTCTAGCCATGTGTTTGAAATTGTTTTCTGAATCAGCAATCATTTCCTCAATATCGTCTCTAGTCTTCAATAAGACTGAATCATACCAAGCATCTAACCTGTTAGGTCCGATATTCTTTTCCATCTTGTTAATGTGGAAAGGTTTTGAAACGGCTATTTCAACGATGTTTCCGCTAAATCCGTTTTCCTTCATGTACTTTCTAGCTTCCCCGTACTTTTTGAATTTCATCGCTTCACTTTGACTTGATTTGAATTCAAATGTTTTGACTGGATGTCTTCTATCCAAGTATCCGGCCATGTTGCTATAATCTACAATTTTTTTAAAATACATATTGCTGTTTTTAATCGCAAATGCCATATTCTTTCTCCAATTCCGCCATAATCTCAATATGGCTTCTGATTTTCTTCATTACTTCGCTGTGAGGGTCTGAAACTTGGTAAGTGGATATTATTACATCATTTCTATCCTCAACTAATCTAAATCCATACATCTTTTCTAGTTGAGCCACTTCCAGCGCTTGCCATATAGCTTTGTCTTTCTGTTCTTCCTGTTTTTCGATGTATTCTGCTGCATACGGAAGGTGTTTATACATACTCATTGCCTTAATGTTCTTCTGGCACTGCTTAGCCTCTTGTAACATGATCATTACTGCTCGAGTTGTTTTCAATCCTTCCGATTGCATAATGGTTTCAAATTCTCTTGCATTCATCTACGCTCGAACTCCTCTACAAAATTCATTTGAGCCTTATAGAACTTGAATGTTGAGTCCATCAAATCGCCTTCGCGGTTTTTCTTGATAGAGAACTTCACTCGTTGATATCCTTCGTGGTTTTCTTCTGTCTCTTCGTTGCTTAAGAATCCAACGACATTTGAATCTTGCTCGATTGAGCCTGACTCTCTTAAATCACTCAAGATTGGTGATTTGTCCTGTCGCTGTTCAACTCCACGAGATAACTGAGATAAGATAACGATAGGCACTTGATATTCATTAGCAAGGTTTTTCAATTCCCTGGTAATCTGCTCGATTTGTAACCTTCTATCACGATTGTTGTTAACTTTGATAAGTCCTACATAATCGATGACTGCTATATACTTTCCTGGCGCTTGCCCTGCAGCACGTTCTTTAATAATTCCAAGAATGTGATTTAGTTCAGATACCGTGTCATAGACTTTCAAGTCTTTCTGCTTGAAATACTCAATAGTCGCTCTCACTAGCTCTTTATCTCCAGGCTTTAGCATTCGATTCATCTTGCGAAGGTAGTACGTATTCAGAGTAGTCATCTTTGCTACAAATCGTGAGAATACTTCCTTCTTGCTCATTTCAAGGCTAAATAGGTCTACTCTTAACCCGTCGTTTCTCTGTAGCGCTCTATCGATTAAATTGATTGTCCATGCACTCTTTCCGACTGATGGTCTCGCTCCAACCGTCACTAACATTCCTGGACCAATTCCGCCTCCGAGTGCTGCATCCAGTCCGCTAAATGTCTTAATTCCATCTTCGATATCGTGTTCAAGCTCATACTCGAATTGTTCGAACGTTTCTGATAAGTCTCCGACATTTCGTTTTCTGGATAGCTTAGAAATCGCATTTAACAGTTCAAGCATTTCCGCTTCTAACTGCTTAGTTGGGAATGCTGTGTGTTCAGCTTTAACCTTTTCGAGTTTGGCTCTCAAGTATTCACGATGTAGCTGATTAGCAAGATAATCTAATCCGGATGTTGTCGCGCTTTCTTGCTGCAAGGCCATTAGATACTCATATCCAATGGAATTTTCCTTCATTTCTGCTCTAACTTTAGCAAACAGCTCCATCAATCCATCTAAGCGACTTCCGTTGTTGTTTAAAATTTCAAAGATCGTTTTAAAATTGTTATCTGTGAACCATTCTGCCTGCAGATACGTTGATTGAGCTTTATCGAAATCTTGTAGGATTGCAGATATGATTGATTTTTCTAACTCGTAATTGTTCATTGCCAACCCTGCCAATTCTGTCCGTATAAGTCTCTCATCTTGTCTTCAACAGATTGTCCAGACGATACATTTCTATTCACTCTAGCCGGTGCCTCGTTTAAGTAGTCCTCGAACTTCTCGCTAAATAGTGTGCGTGGTCTGAGATACTGATTCATCTTCTCGTTGTTTAACCACTGCTTACACTTGATATCAATAACTCGTTCAAAGTCCTCTACAGTAAAACCGTTATCTAATAACTTATGGATTAGCTGTGCTGTCTTCTTAGTCTTAGCCGAATATTTCTTCCCAGTTCTTTTATTTAGATAATCGATAATGTGTCTAGTCTCATCAGTCCAAACAACCTTACTCGGTTTCTCCTCTGAGACATTAATATTCTCTGTAGTACTCTCTGTGTATTCTCTGGTATAGGTCTGTTCATTTTGAACACATCCATCTGTGCAATTTGAACACATCGTCTGTTCATTTTGAACACATCGTCTGTTCACTCGTTGATAGTCAATCGTGAACCATTTTGTTTTATCAAATTTCTTTTTATTAAAATTCCCAATTTTAATGATTTTTTGTTTTTCTAAACTTCCTAGAGTTCGTCTGATAGTCATCGCTGACCAAAAAGGGAACTCTGTTTGCCACTCTTCAAGTGTTTTGTAGAACCACTTAACTCCTTTAAATTCATTGGAACTCTTCAGTAACCAATAATGCATTTGTTGGAGCATAATCGCCTCATTTAAGCCGATTTCTTTAGCAAGCGATGGCAACACTTGTAAAGGTGGTTCGTTAATTAATAACCGACTCATTGAATATCCCCTTCCAACGTGTTATAATAACTTTAGTTAATATTTGTATGACGGCTTTTATAAGTCGTCTTTTTTTAATACTCTTTTTTTTCAATTCTTCAATTAATTCGTTTGTACTGTATTCTTCTAATGGATTAGTATCTGGTAGATTAGTAGCTAATAATTCTATTACTGACATTCCTACTGAATTTGCAATTTTTTTAAGCTTATTTGAGCTTGGAAGATGTTTTCCATTTTCCCAACTTGAAACGACATTTTTATGTGAATTGAATAGGTTACCAAACTGTTCTAAAGTCATGCCTTTTTCACGTCGAATGTGTTTTATTTTTTCTCCAACTCTCAAATAATCTGAGATTTCAGTTACTGGTAAACCATTTAATTCTTCGATTTTTTTTAGTGTTTCCATGTTAGGTATGGATTTTCCTTTTTCCCATTTAACAATTGATTGTTGTCTGGCACCTAGCAAATCCCCAAATTGTATTTGAGTTAATTTTTTGTTTTTCCTTACTTCCCATATTTTTTCTCCAATAATCATTTTAAAGTCC